GTTTCCCAGTCACGATCGCATCTCTAATTTCTACTTTGTTTTTAATAGCTCTCTCCCTTTCTTTCAATACTCTTTCTAGCTCAATATCAGATACGGACTTACCCCAAATAAGGCTACTAAGACTAATCAATGTCCACCACCTCACATACTCCTGAACTACAAGCTAATGATTGCATAGCCACTGTATTATCCTCCTTCTCATAATCTGATAGTTTCTCCCAGTCTATATTCTTAGGAGACATCTTGACGAAGTTCTCATAGTCAGTTTTCCATAACTCCTCATACACTGGTTGTTGGTATACATGATCATCATAAGGTAGGAATGATACTCCTGATATCTTATCGAAGTTCTCATAGACATAAGCACCTACTTCAAACCATTCATCAGGTCTAACATTAATAGTTGTACTAGGCTTATGTTCACACCAATGTTCTTGGTATACCATCCAAGTTTCTAGTTGATCTAAGGCTGATAGGTCTTTAGTTACTACAGCACCCTTAGGTGCCTTAATAGGGAATGAGAATACAGTAGTACTGTCCCCTTTATACACACAAGGTTCATTGATAACCCCTTGATCTATCATAAATTGAGTCATAGGGTCTAGGTTGTTACCTCTAACTGTCCTCATATAGTAGGGTGCGTACCTAGCGTGTATCCCTGAAGAACTATTAACTAGTTGTGATACTGTACCTGAGGGTTTAACACAGGTAATAGCAGTTGACTGTGGTACACCTAGTTTCTTAGCCCATACCCTATTAGTATTGATAGCTACAGTTTTTAGATAGTCTAGAGTTTCCTCTAATCCCTTATTCTTAGTAGTCATTAAAGGATTATCCATGATACCAGTGAAGGATACACCCAGTAGTCTTTCCTCTTCAGTGTTCTTCTCCCATATCTTCCTAAGGTAAGGGAACTTAGTATAGGTAGATTGAATAGTCCCTAGGATAGTAGCTAACTCTACCTTTTTCTCTAGTTCTTTAATAGTATCCTCTCTTCTAACTACTACTTCAGTTAGATTACAGAATTGGTAGGGTCTTAGGATGATCTCACTACATGGGTTAGTGCCCCATTCATAGTCAGTATCCCTTCTACCACTCTTACCAGCCTGAGCTTTAGCAGCCTGTCTGTTGAAGACACCTCTCTCACCAGAACCTGATTCAGCTAGGGCTGTCCATTCTCTAAGGAAGGACACAGCATCAGGCTTCTCAGTATAACACACTGAATTATTAGCTAATGCTCTATGGTCAGGATATACTCCAGTCTTAGCATGTCTCATACGATCATCACTAAGGTTAGATAATGATATCATAGCTGATCTTCTAACACCACCTGATACTACGATATCACCTATCTTACACATGATATCATGACACTCAATACTAGATAGGTTCCTACCCTTAGCTTCCTTAAAGGTCTCAACTGTAAAGTTAAACAAGTCAATTAGTGGTGCTGGTCCTGAGGCTCTACCACCAAAGGTTTTAAGCCTAGCCCCCATAGGTCTAACCTGAGAGGTATCCCATTTAGGTATCTCACCACTGAAGAGTAGTGCTAGTAGTTGTCTCAACCCCTTGGACCAGCCCTCTTTACTATCCTTAACTACCACTGTAGTCTCACTATCAAATAGTTTACTAGGTACTTGAGGTAGTTTACTAACGAACTGTCTCTCTACTGAGAACCCTACGCCTGTACCACACAGTAGGATGAACATAGCCTCATCAAATGATTTAACATTGTCTACTGGTAGGTAAGCACAGTTATAAGCACAGGTATTATCCCTATCTAGAGGTGGACCAGCAGTCATCATAGCTCTCATGCTAGGCATAACATCTAGGTTAAGTATGGCCTCATAGATATCTTCATACTTAGTTGTTGTGGGCACTACATTGCTCATGTACCTACCAACAGTCTCCCCCCAAGTCTCTCTCCTACCCTCTTCTTCTATCCATCTAGCGTACTTAGATACTGCTATAAATTTTTGATAATCATCCATCCCAGTAAGCCTTATTAGTTAGTTCATCTAGATTAATACCTAAGTCTTCACAGATGCCATATAGAAGGAAGATGAAAGCAGAAAGATTATCTCCTAGTGATACCCCCACACTAGGAGATAAGTGGTTTAGTTCTTGTAATGCCCTAGACACTACCGTATTTATGTCCCATTCTCCTTCACACTCATCATCATCCAGCAAAAGGGACCCTCCCCTCCCATTATAAAACCTCAATACAATCTCTCTAGGCGTCATATAAGGTACTACATCATGATTAGTTGGGATAGTTTGTTCTGGTTGTCTCTCGTCCCATACACTATTCATATCTAATTGTTTAATTAGTTCTTGTGGTGATGACATCTTCAAAGTACTCCTCTATGTCTATCATATCTTCATCTATTAAGTACCTAAGTACCCACTCTTGTTCTATATCGTGATCCTCTAGTATCCTCTCTAGCCCATAGGACATAACTAGTAAAGACAGTCTACTGTTAAGGTTATTACTATTAGTCACCGGATGTCTTAACCTCCTTTATAGAGCCTACAGCACTATACATAATGCCATCATCTCCAACATACCAAACATCTTCAAGGTCTATTACAATAGACTTAAGTACAAATGTTCCCTCATACTTTGCGGGGTGGTACACACTCTTGCCTATAAGAGGTATGTCATCTAATAGCCAACTAAGTGGTGTTTGATCAGACATCTAACCGTACTCCCTTTCTAGTGAGGACATACTAATGAACTCAGGTTCAAACCTACCATCATCTACATCCTTCATCATAACTACTCCATGCCACCAGTCTTTGTTAGCTTGTCCCGCCCAGCCTTCCTCATGTCCCTTGTAACAGCCGACGACCATGCCAATACTACCCGGCCCATCTTTAAAATACATACTACGTTTATGAGAGTGACCACACACAGAAGAGTTATGCCTATTGTTGATAACTGAGTAAGCATGATGAATACCAGAAGTAGCTGACCCATAGTTACCGCTGCTAAAGAAGTGAGCAAAGTCAACGCCATTATAGTTAGCGATGGAGGGGGCACTGTTTTCATACTCGTGGTATTCATCGAACCATTTGTTTGTTTGAAGATGCCCAAAGGATACCCCGTATTTTTCTCCCGCCATACGTGGGTGTTCTCCAAGGTATGTCTTGATCCTCGTTTCATGGTTCCCCTCAAATCCTACCCACTGTGGTTTCTTTCTCTTACTCTTCTTAATCTTATACCTTAGCCTCTCTTGGAAGTCATTATAACAATCTATATCCTTCTCATAGTTTTGAGAGACTAAGGCTAGTGGCTTCCTAGTGTCATAGGAGTTTAATGATTTCATATCAGCCCCATCCCCTAGGTCAATTACCATATCAGGTTTAGTGTCATGTATAAAACTACCTAACCAGTTAGCCCTATCATTAGGGTGTCCCGGTTCAGCATGAGCACATGAGAATACTAGGATATCTTTAGTCATTAGCTTTCTTCTCCCTAGCTTTACTCAACCTAACCCTAGCCTGTTCCTTCTGTTCCTCTGACATCACTCTTTTAATGTAAGGATTCTTTCCAAACCTAAAAGGATAGAGGGCGCAATCAGTACAGGGGCATAGCCTAACTTCCTTAGCTGTATAGTTACAGTCTAAACACTTAGCTCTTATAGCCTTCAAAGGGGTGGTGCCTAGCATTTTTACAATACATCCTTATTCTCAAGGTAGTGTCCTAGCATGTAGTATAAATCTTCAGCAGTTAACCAGTCAACTCCTACATGAACTGTATCCTTAAACCCTGCATCTTCAATAGCTAACCAGAGTTTAGCAGGGTCATCAAGTCCTTCCTCAGTTTCATATATCTTAACACGAGGGGGCCTAGGTTCTTTTACTACTTCTACTTCTGGGTTGTTGATTGCGTACCAGTGGGTGGGTTCTAGTGGATAAACGACGGGCTGACCACAAAAGGCCAAAAGAACCCCATCACTATCATAACCGGCTAGATACATTTCATCTCCGGGTTCATAGACCAAGAAAGATGTACCGTCCCTAGGCGCTTCTTCCATATTATCATTCCACTCAATCATATTAATCCTTCCATCTCTTTAGGTTTCTTCTTACGTTCTTTAATCCATTCAGTAGGTATGATAACATCTGAGTATTTAAACCCGTATCTATCACACCATAGTCCATAGGTAGTCTTACTCGATCTGTTTAATCTAGCGTTAGAGTTAGAGAAGACAAACCTAATGTCTAGTAAGGGGTACTGTTCCTTAATCCTTAAGTGTTTAACTCTATCTACTGGCTTGAACCACCCCTTAGTCTCTATGATTATACCATTAGGTAAAACAAAGTCAGGCGTATATGTTCTAATCCTTGAGTCATCCCACTTAATCTTCCTCTCTTCATAGGTATAGTCAACTCCTAAGTTAGTTAGGTAGTCAGCAGTAGAGTCTTCAAGACCACTCATATGTCCTGCTCTAGTTCTTTTAGAATACTTAACCATCACAAGTCATATCAATGTTTAACAACAGATCGTCACGCACAGTTTCTACATGCCAGTCCGTATGCTCTGAAACCACCTGTCTAGCCTGTGCTACGCCAACCTTAACACCGTCATTGAAAACCATATTGCTGGACCCTTCGAGGGCTTGAAGGGCATTGGCGGCGGCTAAAAGCAGCGCTCCATAATGGTAGTCATAGATAGTCCGGTCTTTCTTTTTCGTAACACAGTCATTTAGCTTATCTATGAGGGGCTGATTGGTCATTCAGGGCCCTCCCATACATGAACCCTATTTGATGCTCTTGGTTGCATACATATTGGTCGCATACCAGTTGAGATATACGTGTCACCATCATTAGTAACACCAATAGTGAATGTTCCCTTCGTGGTCTTAACAGTGAAACTATCTGTTTCAACAAACGCATCTTTATCAAGTGATTCTACAGAAACTTTCATCCCGTTATCTCCATTACATCAGGTGTTCTACTTACTTTAGTTAAGAACCTAGGACCATTGCCATAGATAAAGGTACGTAGTCCGGGGTGGCATATATCTTTAAAGCCACAGTATGTGCATGGTATAGTAAGTTTTCTATTCCCTGACTTACCATCTTGTACATCCTTGAACGGCCTGTCAGGTGGGTTAGGTAGTTCAACCATTCCTTTCCTATCTTCAATCTCTTTCTCCTTATTAGCTACTTCTTTTGATAGATCGTAGATGTCTAAGGTTAAGTTACCTGTAGTCTTATCAATGACTAGGAACCCTGCCTTATTCTTCTCAGTAACTAGGGGGTCATCCTGACTAGCATATAGGTATGAAGACAATTGACTGATGTACCCAAAAGCATCAGCTTCCTCTGGTGGTACCCATACCCTACCACTCTTAAGATTCTTATAGTAACCTCTCAACCCATTCATCTTAAACTTATCAAATGAATAGGTAGATGCTGACTTAACATCTATTAACATACCATCAATGACACAATCTCTATGGCCCTTAACTCCATTAGCGTATAGTATATCTTGTTCACCAGTTACTTTATGTCCTGAAGCTATAGCTAGAGAGATTAGTAAGTCCTCTAACATATCACCATATAAGAACTTAAGATAGGTAGAGCCTCTTAACTCCTCACCTTCCTCATTCTTATTGACTGAGTACCATAGCTTACGTGGGCATGGCTGACCTACTGAACTAAGCCTTAAAGCTGTAGGATCGTAGTCACTCTCTTGGCCTATGTCAGTCAGTCTAGTTAGCATAGTTTTACTAGCTAGGTCGATGTAACGAGAGTGGGACTTCTCACCCCACCCTCCCTTATCAGTGATAACCTTATAGATATCATCTACTAGTGTACTAATATCCATACCTACTTACCACTCCATAACTTCTTTAGCTACTTCATCACCTGTCTTACCAGAACTACCAGTAGCTACTACACCTAAATCTGGTTTGATAGGGTTAGTGACATGAATAGAGTCTAGTCTAGTCCCCGGCTTATACGACGTATCATAGACGGATACTTTAGCTACGATATCTGAGCCATTACCGATAACTCCATCAGATGTTAAGTCCCATACAGTGTCATCAGGTTTAGTAACTACAGGGGCACCTGATGCCCATTCAAACCTATCCTTATGTTTACGTACTAGTTTAACTGAGAAGACACCTTCAGCATCAATCTTACCTTGCTTGATAGACCCTGCATCCTTTAACTTCTTCCTGTTCTCCTCATCTAGAATGATATCGACAGTGTAGCATCCTTCAAATTCTCTATACCCACCTTCAAATCCTTCCATGTCTCTATTGCCTTCAAAGACTTTAGCCCACATAGCTTTACCTTCTAGTGTAATTGCTCTAGTTGCCATACTTTATGTACTCCTATACGTGTATGTATATATCTTTATACTTATTCTATTAATAGTAGTTATTAGTTATTAGGTTTATAGTTTCTTTAAGTACACTCTAAGTATATACTATCATAACTATTCCTCCTTGTCAAGTATTATTTTAAATAAAAAATATAATGGGTAGTTGGTACTCTACCTTAGGGACTTCACCCCAAACTATATCTTTAGTATAGAGCAAAGCCGTTGGAATTTTGCCATCAGTAGAACGACTACCCCAATATCTATACCTAGCTAAATCCTTACTAAGCATAACCCTATTCCCTGATTTTGTCAACCAATAGCCTGCCTCTAAAATATCTTTGCTATACTCTACCTTGCTCATTCTATTCTCCTACTCCTACTTATCTAGTGGGTCTCAGCCCAGTTCCTACCTATGACACTACTCCCTGACAGTGGACAGAACAATCCTAGTTCATCACCTACCTCAGAGATAGCGTCACACTGTATCCTACTAATCTCTTCAGCTTCATCATAAGTAGGACACTCAGTCTGCCATTCATCATGTACGAAATTAACTTGTCTATACCTAAGGTCTAGTCTATCAGCTTCCTTACGCCACTTAAGGTTAGCCTTCTTCATGATAATACTTTCACCGTTCTGTAAGTACCCTGATAGCATAAGATGTTCACTAGTACAGCCTACTTTACGTCCATCTAATCCTATGAAGTAGCCTCTAGAAGCATCCCTCTTAACCTCTACACTCTTTAGTCTAGCTAATTCAGGTAGTGAAGATAGGAAACTACTCTCAGCTACCTTAGCTTGAGCTACTGTAGCCCTAAGTATAGATGCCATCTTAGGTAGTCCAGCACCTAGTAACCAAGCGTATATGAATGTCTTAGCATCATCTCTACTCTTACAAACAGTACCTAAGAACTCTTTATTAAGGTTGTGAATATCAGTACCTAGTGTCTTATCTCCTGATACGATAGCCTTAACATACTTATCTGATTTCATGTAGTGTGCTAGTATTCTAAGTTGTATGCTATCAGCATCAGTACCTATTAAGTAGTGGTTAGTATTAAACAAGCTACGCATACGTTTATCATACTTATATTTAACTTCCTCAACTGCTGTTGATGGTACACCTACAAAGGGTGAGGAAATATTAGCTAGGTTAGGTTTAGAATGACTCATACGGTGTGTCCAAGCCCCTATAGGCCAGAACTTACCATGTATCCTACCATCATCAGACCTTCTGACTGCCTGTAGCCACTCCTCTAGTGATGTTCTCCTACCTTCTAGGGTTAACCACTGGGCTAGGTCTCTAGCCTCCTGAGGGGCTGTCTCAGGCAGTGTCTTTAAGTTATCCTCGTTACACTTCCAACCGTATCTTTTAAAGTGCTCTAGATCGTGTGGACTACCTGTCATAGCCAAAAACTTAAGGGTATTAGATATCTTTTACCTTCAGCAGGTAGTAGCATACCATCATGTATAATATTTTCTTTTAAACCTAAAGCTTCTTCCCAGTATACTGATCCAGTTTTTAACCAACTTGTACGTAGTAAATCATCGCTTACTACTTGAATGTCACCATGACTGTCCATCCAAAGACCATAATAATTAGTTGTCACCATCACCACTCACCCCCTCTACCTCTATATCTACCTTATCTCCATATCTGTACTGGTCCTCTAGAGTATCAACACTAGTGTCTATCAGTATTCTATTATAGATTACCTTATCCTCAGCTATAGCTTCTCTAATGTAGGACATACACTCATCACAGTAGTACTCTCCTGATTTTCTATCTCTACGTGTCTTACCTTCATCACAACACTTACACCTCATATTAAAAACTCCATTGGGAATTGATAATCATCACATAAACTCTTCCAACCCGGTTCAATTTCAAGGGGTTCTAAATCCTTTAGTGGTCCTAACCCGTATGTTGTAGGCTTCTCATACGTTGTCATCCAATAACCATTATTTTTCTCCTCGCTATACACGAATAGGTCGTACTCGCAGTCTGTCCATACACCACCTAATGACCTTGATTTATCTTTCATACACCTCACCTCTTCTCTCTAATAGTAAATGTATCTGGATCAAATAATACTTGACCACCATACCCTGTCTGACTAGTAGGCCTGTTCTTAGATACAGTTAGTGTTGTAGTGTTCCTAATCTCAGGGTCTTTATTAAGATGGTCCCTCTTCAGATCAATACGGACTGATGCTGCCTTACCTATCATTCTACTAGACCTAATCTGTCCTTCATCATTAACATGAGTAGTTAGGACAATACCTATATTGAACTGAGTAGCTAACTTCTCTAGCTGTACGGCTATCTGGCTTAGTGTTCTCTCTTCAGAGGAGTCTCTATCCTTACCATAGGCTAACTGTTGAATAGGATCAATGAATATGAAGTCACAGTCACAAGCTTCTGAGAAGTATCTAACCTTATCTAAGATATGTAGGGGGTCATCATCAACATTAAAGTCGAAGAGGAATAGTCTCTCATCTTTAGTTAGATTTTCTATGACCTCCTCTATAACCCCATCAGGTACTGTAGTGTCAGGGTCTCTAACATTCTCATTCATTTCATAGCAGGCTAGGGCGAGTAAGAATGTTCTCTTACTCTCCTCCATGTGTAGTGCTGCTATCTTCATATCAGTAGTCTTCAACACTTGATACTCTAAAGCTCTTAGTAATTCAGTCTTACCTTGGCCCTCAGGTGCTGTTATAACAGTTAGATGTCCCTTCATAATACCTTTAATAGAATCATTCAACTCCTCAATAGGAGTAGGTACATAAGTATTTACTTCCTTATCTTTTAAGATACCTTTGAACTGATCAGGTGTATTGAAGATACCAGCAGGTACATACTTCTCCTTAGTATTCCTCCAAGCCCATACAAATTCTTCAGCATCACCAGCCTCTAGGAAAGCATTAGCATCATTATGTTTAGATAGCTTAACCCTATACGTTTTATTAGGGAAGGCACTAGCTATCTTATCCGCTGCTGTATCCCCTGCCTTATCATTATCAGTACACAATACGATACACTGGAATGAGTCTATATACTCATGACAATTCTGTAATAGTTTGTGAGATACACCAGCACCGGGTAAGGCTACAACGGGTAGCTTATGGCCTAGCATCTGATAAGCACTGGGCGCATCCTCCTCACCCTCTACAATAGTTAAGTACTTACTGGAGCCAGCATTAAACTTATCCATACCGAATAGATGATCAGTGGTGAATCCTAAATTTTTACTGAAGTCTTTGGGTAGGATACGATACTTATCTTTATGAGGGTAAGGGTATACTCTACGTATATCTTCACCAGTCTCTAAGCTTTTAGAAGTACCTATCTCATACTTATCTATAGCTTCCTTCTTAATACCTCTGTACTCTTTACGGACTTCTTCATACTCAGTCTCTGGTTTATAGCTTTCACTCATAGGTTTTTGTCTTCCTCCTCCTTTAGCTAAACATTGGTGACAGTAATAACTACCATCAACCCAAGCTGTGAAACATTCATGTCCATTACAGTGTGGACAAGTACCGTGTGTCTTTGCAGGTTCTTCTCTAGGGTTACTCAAAGAATACTCCTAACAGATATAGTACACCAGAAGGCGGGCAATCATCCCCAAGAAAACCACCTTTAACTATAAGCTCATAATTTTCTGATATAATTTCTAAAGAGGAAAAGTTTATAGTCAGAAAGGTTTTATCTATCACATAAAAAATATCAAAACCAGCACCACCTTTATTATAGTAAATATTACCTACACATTCTTTAACATTAAAATCTTTCATATCATTATCTTCCTCTCCTTCTAGCCCTTCTTAAAGCTTCGTTGTGCCCTTTAGTTTTATCGTAAGGCTTCCATCCAGCACTCCATAGGACATCTATTCTATCCTTAGGCGATCCGGGTTTGAACTCTTTGTAATCATAGCATACTAATTCCTCCCCTACTACCTCAGTCTTAGGGTACTTCTCAATAGCCTTAAGTACTGTAGCATATAGTCTACCATCTTTAGTAGTTTTATACAAGAGTCTATTTATTTCTATTAGTTTACTAGAGAAGGTACTCTTAAAGGAATCTTCAAGTACTTTGATATCATCATGTATCTCTGATAGGATATCTTCAGCTTCTATCTGACCAAACTGGAACCCAGTCTCACCTATAGTATAACATAAGCTAGCTGTATCATGCTCAAGTCTCATAGCATCAGCCCACCTAGGGTCCATAATCTCTTTCTTGTAGTGGTTGAAGATAGCCTCAGCTACTAGTACATCACCATCACAATACTCACCCATCTCAGGTGTGTACTCATCCCACCCACCATCATAGTCCCCTTTATACACACCTAAGTACTCACCTATTTCTTTTAATGAGTGTGTTCTAAATTTTTTATAGTTAACTAACCGACTAACTACAAATGTATCTATAACATCTCTCTCTGGTATATCTAATTTAGTTAGCTTATTCAATACCTTGATGTCCGAAGTTAATCCATTATGAAACACCCACTTGTCAGGCCTAACGTTTTTAATACACTCTTCAAAGAGGCTCATATCAGTAAACCTTTGGACAGGGTGTTCCTTACCTAGAAGTTTACAACTAATACAGTGTATCTTACTTTGTTTATCCCCATCCCACTCAGCATCAGCTACTAGTATTTTCATATTAGAAACTCCATTGGAAACATATATTCTATATCTACTATATTTTTTATATCCCAACCATAATGGTAAGGCTTACTTAAGTGTCCAATAGCAAGTTCCCTATTAGCATGAAGTGATAATGCAGACCCTTTGGCAAAGACTATGAAGTTTCTATCCGTAATCCCGGGGCAACTCCCCTTAATTATACAATTCTTTAGGTGTATGCTCATCTCTCTTACTCCCTCCCACCTTTCTTATAGGTAGTCTTACTACCATCTAAGAGTAGACCAGTAAGCTTATTAAAGACTGAGGAAGATAAATCCTTAACATCATGTACTACTACATGATCATCATATATCTTTTCTACAGCATCAGATAAGATACCTATACCTACACATTCAACACCCTTTTTCTTAGCGTGTCTAACAGCATTCTTACAGTGTCTAGCTAGTTCATTACCATCCGCTCCTCCATCACACTCAGGATAACCATCACTTAGTACTAACAATACCTTCCTACTCTCAGGTCTTTTTACTAAAGAGTTAGCAGCGTTAACTATGAAGTCATAGTCACTATTGTTATGGCCTACAGCTTTAGGTATACTGGAAATACTTCCTTTGCTAACTCTAAGAGGGGTATCAAACTCCTTAAAGAATACAGTATCTAGCGTCTCTACTCTGTGGTATTTATTCATCGTTCTAGTGCCTAGATCAGGGCAGTCATTATTGCAGAAGCCTACTATATTATACTTAAATCCAGTACCTTCAAGACACTCAGCAAAGGCTACTACACAGTCTCTAGCTACCTTAATCTTATCTCTAGATATCATTGATCCAGACAAATCAACTAATAGTGTTATCACAGTATCTTCTTCTTCTCTTGACACCCTACGTTTGAATACTGTTTTACTTCCTAGGTAGGCTGATACTAACTTCTTATTATCTAGTTTGCCTTCCTCCCTACCCCCTTCCCAGTCTCTATTTTGCCTAGCCATTAAGGCTCTTCTTAGTTTAGACTTCATAGTTAAAACACTACCAGATATCTGACTTTTAATTTGTTCATACTTGCTACTATCTATAGAGTTTACTGCCTTATTTAGTCTGTTAATTGTTTCTTTATGATAGGTATCATAGTCAGAGAAGCCTTCGTAGCCTACCGTACTTCCTCTATGGTACTCTCTATCATACTCTGTAGAGTACACCCGGTATTCCCCTTTATAGTCCCCTTCCTTTTGGCCTATGCCACCGGGGAATTTACCCTCAAGTTCTGATAAAGCTTCAGCCATTTCTTTAGAGAGTTCTAGTTCTTCTACCTCGCCTTCACCCCCATCTTCAGGGCTACCTTCTCCCCCTTCATTTTCCTCAGGCTTTTCCCCTTCCTCCATATCTTTACCTGACTCAGGGTCGAAGTCCTCAGGGTTAGCCTTATCTAGGTTAGGGTCATCCTCCTTCAAAAGTTTATACACACTCTTAGCTAGGGTGATAACATCTTCACTATTCTTACACTTCAAGGCCTCATCAACCCAACCCTTAGCATGATCCTTTAAAGTATCAGGGATCATACCCATGACTTCACTACAGTTATCTCCTTTAAACCTATCCCTACCTAGAGTAGATATAGCTAGGCCTGCTGTCTGTACTGATGTCTCATCTAAAGGATTTTTACCTGTCTCTTTCTTAGCTTCAGCTATACCTTCTAGTTCCTTACCTTTAACTAACTCATTGGTTTGTTTAAGGTTTTTAGAAGAGCCGGGGTAGTCCTTGATAACCTTATCTTCCATCCAGATATCTTCAAGGACATTATGTAGATTTTTTAGATCACTCTTACCATTATTTATACACCTATCATAGAAGTCCATGATCCTAGGCATATCACTGTGTCTGATATGTCCAGCCTCATGATCTACATACCCTCTCATAGCCCTAACTTGAGCAGGTGTTAACTCCTTACTTAAAGGTAGGGCAGGTAGGAAGATTTGTTTACCATCAGTACCTGCCTGATCTCCTTTAAAAACTACTGAGATGCCATGCTTCCTCCCAAAAATCTTAGAGGTTGCTTGCATCTCATGCATAAACTCATGTGTTAGCATTTTAGTACATCCTTCTTAGTGCTGCTTACTATTGACAAACACGATCTACTATTCCAATTAGTGTCTGTCTATCCTCATTGTTAGCCTTATCAATTACTGTCATCTGCAAGGCTAGTTTAATATCACCAAGGATAATGGTTGCTTGTGCTATAGCTAGCATACCTCTAGGTGAGATAGGCTGTATCAAATCCTTCTGATAGAAGGCTGATAGATGCTCATCTACATAGTTCATTAACACCTCTTTACTCTTCTGAGTTAGAGCGGGGTAGTGTCTCTCAACTAAGCTTGCTCTCTCATCAGAGTTAAGGTAGTCAATACGATCCCAAACTGTGAACCTATCAAGCAAGGCTAGAGACTGTGGACGTACTCCTTGATACATACCATTCTCATCACCTTGTCCTACAGTATTGCCAGTAGCGAACACCCTAAACATTTGGTGCGGTGTTACTAACCTATCACCATCCTCAGTGATACGTAGACTGTTACCCTCTAGTGCTGACTGCATAACGTATGCTACATCAGGGCGTACAAAGTCTATCTCATCACAACATAGAATACACGGTGATGACATAGCCTTAGGTAACATACCCTCTACAAACTCACTGCTAACCTCTCCCTTATCATTCCTTAGTACATCCCTACCTATAAGATCACCTCTAGTAATCTCACTGTCGAAGTTAATACGAACAAAGGGGTAGTTAAGTCTAGCACATACCTGTTCAATAAGGGTAGTCTTACCTGATCCTGTATGTCCTTGAAGGTACATACGTTGATCAGTAGAGATAGCATATAGAACCTTGATAAGAGAATCCTTTCTAAAGATATAGTGAGGATCAATCTCAGGCACTAAGGGGTGCTCTCCCTTCCAATTCCCAACAGGTACTTGAAAGGATACTGACTTAGGTAGTTCGTCAGAGAATATAGTACTAGCTTTAATAAGTTTGAAAGTTCCTTCTGGTATAGGTCCATCCTTCTTAACCTTAACACCCTTAAAGACACTAGCTTTAGTGACCATATCTTTTAGGACACCTCCTAATCTTTTAACCTCACGCTCACTCTTTTTATAAAGGGTGGTCTTCTCTGTAAGGAGTCTATCTTGTTCCTCTAGTATATCTTTTTGGCCAGATATCTTATCAGCTATCCTAGTTAATGGTGGGATACGACGACTAGATTTTATAAGGGTATCTACAGCCTCCCTATCAGAGCCTGTAAAGGATTCAAACGTCCAGTCATCCTCTATACTAGTATCATCCTCCGCCTCTTCTAATTTTTTAGTAGGCTCTACAGAACCACCCTCCTCAAAGGAAAAGATACCTCCTTCTTCCTTAAAGATAGTTTGAAGTTTCTTCTGCGCTTCCCTAAAAGTTTCTGCTCTTTCCTTGAAGGGAATTAAGAATGGTGCCTTACCCCCTTCAAAATCCTTACCTAACTGCATTGCAAGAGCTTCAAAAGATTTCTTATCCCCTTTCGACATAGTGTAGACCAGATCACCAAAGCGTAGCTCATCAGTTAAGCAAGCAAGTAAGTTAGGTCTACTAGTACTATCCATAAACACATCTTCTAAGGAATGAAAAAAGATAGTATCAACTACTACCTTTATAGCTTCCTCTATATTAACATGCTCCTTAGGTGTATCCTTAGACTCCATGTCCCAATGGATATGTCTAGTAAACTTCTTCTGTAGTTCTCTTAAGCGTTTTGTTTTACTCATAGTTGTTCCTTTCTTTTCAAGTTCTTTCACTCTCTTATGCCTAGATAGGTAGTCTTCTAGTACTCTTTTGTATACGTCTTCTTCCCATTTCTTATGAATTTCTCTCACCTCTTTCTAAGCTGGCCTTTCCATTCTTATCTCTCCATTCCTTACCTGAACGTACATCTTCTACCTTTTGTTCAAGTTCTTTCACTCTCTTGATGAGCCTTCTTACTTGACTACTACTACACATTTTTATTTATCTCCTTTCCTAGTACCTCTGTTCTCTTTACGTATAACTTCATACAATTGATCTAAGTATTTAGACCAGTCATCATGAGGGTCATCGTCAACTAGAGGTGGGGGTATTGTCATTATCATCATCTCCATTATCACCACTATCCCTATCTATAACAGGCTGATTAGGGTTTACACTAGCTATCCCCTGAAGAAATAAAACTAAGAGCATATTAGATGCATCCCTCTCTTCTTTAGCTGCCTCTAGTTTAGAATAGTCTATTGAGATATTAATAGATAGGACTATTAAAATAATCACAGCCCATACCCAGTCAATTTCTATAGTTATCATAGTGTTAATCCTTTCTATTTATTTATTGTATGGTGGACCCGGTAGGACTTGAACCTACAACCTAGAGAGTAGAGGTTGACATTTTATCCAATCCATGTTAAAATATAGGTATGGAGGTCATGCTGGGACTCGAACCCAGAACGTCTGTTTAGAAGACAGAAGTGATATCCATTTCACCACACAACCAAGAGGTAACCTATGAAGACCTGCACCAAATGTGGTACGAGTAAAAGTATAGATAAGTTTTACACTCAGTCAGACAGGAAAAGGGGGTCCTCTTACTGTAAAGAGTGTAAGAATGCTTACGATGTCGCCCGATGGATAGACAAGAAGAAACGAGCAGTGGTTTATAAAGGGTCTTACTGTACACATTGTGGTAAGGACTACCCTTACCCTGCCATGCACTTTCACCACAGAGACCCGTTGACTAAAGACTGCAATTGGGTACAGCTTAGGCTTAGGTCTTGGTCTAAGATAACAGAAGAGCTAGACAAATGTGATCTTCTTTGTGCCAACTGTCATGCTATTCACCACTCTGCTCTATCCAGTTGAGCTACGGGACCGTTGTGTATCCTTTCTACCTATAAAATTCTATAGGTATATAGATTAGATCGAAGGTGGATATACTCCTACCAATGCTTGTTCTAAACATATTGGGCTTGTCACCTTCTCTTACAAGGGTTATTTCAGTACCTATAAGAATATGATGACACATCCGACCACAGATTAAACCATGATCACTCTGGACTATTACCTTATCACCTACTTTAAAAGTATAGGACATATCTCTATACATACGCCTCCCAGCCTTGGAAATTATTGTTCTCAATCATATCATCTAAAGCTTTTAAGGCTATTTCTTTAGTGATATGTTTTATTACAGTGGCTGAAGGCCATCCGTAGAATAGTTCTTCTCCTACATCGTAAGGTATACCTAACCAACCCCTAATACCTCTATTAACATCATAAATCAGGTTCCCCTCTTCTCTCATAATGAGTTCAGCAGTGCCACCTATACAGGCTACTGTACCATTTCCAGAAGGAGCAATCCAAAAGTTCATACTAAATCCAGCAAGGCTTTCTTCATGGATTGCATCACGTACCTTCTTAAGGTTTTCTATATTAAAAGCCATATCTATTATACCTCTCTAGCTTCTTCAATAGTTAGTGTAGGACTAGTAACGTGGTTTATACGCTTTATATTTATGTTTATGATTGTGTCAAAGTGTGGACCATGTTCAACTAGACCATCAAGTTCGTGTATTTCCTCAAGCAAATGATCTACCCTCATATCCTTGCCCGAAGAAGTGCGATAGGAAATACTAGCTTCCCAACGCCACCTACGTACTATTTCTTTTCTCTTATCCATCATCTCTACTACTATCCTTATCTACTATCAGCGTACCACCAACATAGGGTTACAGCCAGTGGTACTACTATTGTTACTAGCCAAAGTTCAGTGTTACTAAGGCTATCGAAGATGCAGGCTACGTTGTCAAAGTGACAGTTGTTTAAGATCATATCACACCACTATAAGGTTAAAGACACCTGCCATATATAATAAGAACATCATGAAAGAATATCCTACGGCTACTGAAAGAATTTCTACATCCTTTATATCCTCATCAATCAAAAATGTTACTACACCTACTGAGGACACGACAAGATAGGCCACCAGCCAATAATTTATCATGTTGTCTTCTCCTTTAGATTAAGGCTACCTTTAGGTAGCTTGGTAATGCTCGATCAAAGCTGCAAACTTCTTACGAGATACACCCTCAGCTTCAAGCTTCTTAATGGTTGAGGCTAGTAGTTTGTTTACATCAAACTCTTTAGTTGATGGCGGTGCAAATTCAGCCCGTGCTTCCTTCCAACCACCACCTGCTGCTACCATCTCTCGCAGTACACTGATAGCATTGTCAGAGTACGCTACATCACTAGCTACAAAGTCAGTGAAGACACACTTACATTGATGTGCCTTAGCATCCTTAGTAGTAGTTGATACCTTACCTAGGCCAGTTACTACACTAGTTAAAACCTTCTTGATCAAAGGTTGTTTAGCGTGGCCAATTAGGTAGGCAGCACCATTCCAGTTGCCGTGATCTACTAAGTCCTCAATAGCTTTCAAGGTTAAAGCTAGGCCCTTAGCTGGCTCATTACCGCGTTGTGTACAGTAAGTCTTAATCTGTGACATAGTTGTTTGTTTATTGGTCATAATTTAATACTCCTTTTCTTAGGCAGGTTCTTAGACAGGAAACAAGGTGACACCAGAACAGTGCAACCTCTTCCTAGCCTTAGCTATTAGTTTACGTTTAATATAACTCTCAATACCATTACCATGAGCACCATTAAGTTTCCCATAGTGCTCAACTTCTTTAATTTCAGCACTAGTGGCTGACATAGTGACGGTACAGAACGGACTAGCACCGACAATTCCGAATGATTGTTGTTTCTGTTTTGTTATAGCCATAACTATTTCCTTTCTCTTAGTCTTAGTTATAATGAATACTATAAAATGTATGCCCTATCTATATGGTACTAGATAAGGTAGTTGATCCAGTGGTTCCCCACAAGCTACCCTTAGACATACATTCTAATTATTCACTATGTTTAGTATTCTCAATGTCTTAGCAGGTAATGTTCACCCATTAAATTAAGAATAGGTTAGTAAGCACCAGCTTACATTAAGTAATAATACTTTCGGATACAGTCTCTTATCCCACATTAAACAGGGATTATTCGGGGCCTCTTCGCCTTAGCTGGACAACTTCACCCATACCATAAATTGAGACAGGTTACTAAGTACGATCTAATAGTACGATCTATAATGCCTAAGCCTTGACGCCAGTTCCACCTAGCATCCGTTGCCCCATCCGTTAGGTTTCTCACCTATTCACATGTACCATTTCCGGCGTATCTAACTTGCATTAGGCAAGTCATTGATATTACCACTCTTCCGAGATCGGTACATAAAGCACGTCCCTACCTGTATCATCAGGCGGCAATGGCAGACACTATTACTAGGTGGCATAGGCCCCTAGACGGTCAATCTGCTAACCGATAAACTACATCTAATCTATCCTAATCAAATAGTCTAATCATATATTGTGATGTGTTGGGACAAACCCATCAAGGATAGTGATAAAAATGGATAAAAATAGAACAATGAGGGAACTAACAGGGAACAAAGGAGGGGTGAACGGTAGACAAATAGGGGGAAAGGATATTTATGGGGTGAGGTACCGGGAAAGGGTATAACTGCACTCAGAGAGGCTAATATCGAGCGAGAGAGGTAATGGGTATCATAATACCCCAAATAGGTAAGTAGTACTTACATAGTATTGCAGTTGGGAAATGAACAGGTGTTCAATTAATACCCTATGGAATCAGTAGGATAAATAAGAGTGGGGTAAGCCTAGTGTGGTACAATAATACCCCATCCTAGATGAGAATCATTCGCAGGTAGAGTAGGTGTACCTTATGAGCAACATAATGTGTTATTATAGCAACAGGGGTACCAGGGTGATCGTGACTGGGAAAC